CGGGCGAGCGGCTCGAACCGGCGCTGTTGATTGCGCGGGGTCGAAAGGCCGTCGCCATTCCGCTGATTATGGCCCACGAGTTTATCGATGACGCCAGCGCCATTGCTAAGGCCGTGGAATACGCGACGCTTCTGTATGGCTCCTTTATCCGCGCCGATGTGTTCCGGCTGGTGGATTTGATTACGTACCGGCTGGTAGATCTGGTGTCGGCTCCACCCGGTCCGGCGCTCAACACCCCGGATCGGGTGCAACAGCAATTGGCCTCGCAGCGGGTCCACCTGACCGCCAACGGTGAAACCCTGCTGGATGCCCGCTGATGACGCCCGCTGATCCGCCACTGAACGCCGAAACCCCGCCCTCTGGCCTGCCAGGGAGCGAGACGCCACGCATAAATCAACTGGTGTCATGGTGGAAAAACGCTCGTGATTATCAGAGCGCCAACCGGGAACAGATGGCGATTGATGAAGACTTCGTAGACGGAGACCAGTGGACGGCAGACGACCGGCAGACGATGGAAGCGCGGGGACAAATGCCGCTGGTGTTCAATGAGATTCGGGTTGCGGTGCAATGGGTGTTAGGGACTGAGCGGCGCACCCGGATTGACTGGAAGATCATTCCTCGGGAAGCCGATGATGTCACCGGGGCGCAAATCAAGACCCAGTTGCTCAAATACTTATCGGACGTCAACCGGATGCCGTTTGAGCGCAGCCAGGCATTTGCCGAGGCGGCGCAATCGGGACTGGGCTGGCTGGAGTGCGGGATTCGCCAGGACAGCAGTGATGAGCCGTTGTTCATCCAGGCGGAAAGCTGGCGGAACATCTGGTTTGACCCGATGAGCCGCAAGCTGGATTTGAGCGACGCCCGCTACCTGTTCCGCTCCAAAGTGATCGATTTGGATATTGCTTGCGCGATGTTCCCGGCGCATAGCGAGCGTCTTCTCTGGGAGTCGGATCATTTCAACCGGCTGTCGTGGCTGAATGAAGACATTGAACTGGGCGGCGAAACCCGGCGCAACGGCGATATGCGCCATCAGTTTTTGCAGGATGTGTACGACACGCCCCGGCAGGTGGTGCGGCTGATTGAAGGCTGGTATCGGACGCCCGAATCGGTTCAGGTGCTGCGCGGCGGATCGGTTAATGGTCAGATTCTGGACCCGACTTCGCGCCCGCATTTGACGGCCCTGGATCAGGGGGTGGCGTCGATTTATGACGCGGTGCGGATGGTGGTGCGGGTCGGCATCTTCACGATGGGCGGCTATCTGCTGGCCGATCAGTCCTCGCCCTATCGTCACAACAAATTTCCGTTTATTCCGGTCTGGGGCTATCGCAAGGGTCGGGATAATCAGCCCTATGGCCTGGCCCGGATGACCCGTGATCCGCAGATGGACCTGAACAAGCGCCGCTCCAAGGCGTTGTTTGCCCTGTCCACCAATAAGGTCATCATTGAGAAAGACGCGGTAGAAGACCCGGAGTTGTTTGAAGCCGAGGCCGCCCGCCCGGATCAGATTATCTGGAAGAAGCGCGGGGCTGAGATTCAGTTTCTTAACAATCTGCAACTGGCCGACGCGCATGTGCAAATGGGGTTGCAGGATGGGCAATTCATCCGTGAGATCAGCGGGATCACGGCGGAGAATCTTGGGCTGGATTCCAACGCTCAAAGCGGCAAGGCCATTCTGGCTAAACAGCAGCAAGGCAGCGTCGCCACCGCCACGCTGTTTGACAACCTGCGCTTCGCCACCCAGCTTTCCGGCGAATTGATGCTATCCCTGGTCGAGCAGTTCTACGATGCGCCGAAAGTGATCCGGGTGATTGGCGACAAGCAGCAGGCAGAGTTCGCCACGATCAATCAGGTTCATCCGCAGACGGGTGAAATCCTCAACGACATTACCGCCCGCCAGGCTGATTTTATGGTGGGCGAGCAGGATTTTCGCGAGAGCTACCGGCAAGCGATGTTTGAAACCACGCTGCAAATGCTCTCGCAGCAGCCGCCGGAACTGGCAATCAAGCTGCTGGACCTGGTGTTTGAGTTCAGCGACCTGCCTAACAAGGATGAACTGGTTAAAAGGATTCGCCAGATCAACGGGATGAGTGCGCCGGACGATCCGAACGCCGAACAGCAGGCTCAGGCCAGCGCCCAACAGGCGCAACAGGCGCAACAGGCGCAGCAACAGGCGATGATGGACCAATTGCAGGCCGCAATCGATTTGAAACGCGCTCAGGCCGAGCAGGCGCGGGCCACGGCGGCCAAGGCGCTCACCGAGTCGCAAATTAATGTGATGCAGGCCGCCCCGAGTTTGCTGGCGGGACTGTTGCCGCCCGGTGGGCAGTTGGGGCCGGCAATGCAACCGATGCCGCCAATGGCGCAACCGGATTTGAGCGGGGGAATGTGATGAATCCCGTCATCATCGGCAACGCCACGCTGTACCTCGGTGATTGCTTTGGCGAAGGCGCACACGCAGAAATAACCGGCGGCTGAAAGCCGTCCGGTTGATTGACGGGTTAGAGCCGGCGAACCTACGGAGAGTGATGATGGATAAGAAACGACGCGCTGCCGCACAGAAGTTACTGGACGCTGCACACGAATTTTGGAGCGCATGCCACGCCGAGGGGCAATACGGCGCAGTGCAATGGCTGACCGGAACGACCGGCGAACTGGTGATATTCACGCGGGCCGAGTACCGGCGGCAGTTGATGGCGAACATTGACACGCTGCCGAGCGTGGAGAAGATACATCTATTCGGCGAAGAAATGCCGAGCGATGACGATGAGGAGGCATAACGAAAAGCTCACCCGCGCCGAAGGCGTCGGGTGCAGCGCAGGGTTAGGGCAGACTGGTTAAGACAGCAACCAGCACTACACGCCTAGAAGATGGCGTAACATTCCAAATGCAATAGGCCAAAACAAAGCAATACCCATTAACCACATGTATTGTTTTTCATTTTGCATAAAGAAGTGACCAGAAATAATGATTCCGACAATATATATAATCCAAAACATTAATACTGAAAATTGTTTGGTTGCAATCAGGGTTATTAAAGCAGAAAATACATACAATAAAACAATAGAAAAAATGAACCCATGAACAATGCGTTCAGTTAGTCGTGTTTGGCGGCGATGAATGGATGCGCGAATCCGATTTCTCATGTCAATAAATCCTATTTAGCAGGAGTGACCTATGACGAACGATGAAGCTATCTTGACTCTCGCGCTACTGATGGCGCAGCAAAGCTGCGATCCAGATACCTATGAAAAATTCATAGATTTCTACAATCGAATGATTGAGATCAGAAAATTGCATCTTCTCAAGATTCAATTTTAAAGTAATTCTTTTTAACGACTGTTGCGATGTAAGTAGAAAGGCCGGTTCCTGATAAGGCTAATTCCTTCATTCTTTTAACAATGGAATAACCAGGCTTGTTTTCGTTATAAACATAAATTTTGGGGTTCCCGATAAATTTAACCTTTATCGAGGTATCGCCAATTTCGTATTCTTGTACGCCGGAATTTTTACCAAGGGTTTTGTATGGTGTCATTTTGCATTCCTTCTGAAAATTGGATGAACCCCCTAACGTCCCCGCTCGCCAGCCCGAAGGGTCCGGTGGAGCGAACAGTTAGGCTTTGCGGCCACGCTTGATGATTTGGATATAGAGATTTAGGCGAGATATGATTAGCGACCACGAAGATAGGGACTGCGCAATAAGAGCGTTGAACGGTGTAGCACTGGCTAAGCATTACTTGTTGGCCGGTGACGTAACCAGTGCCATGCAGCACCTTGATGCGGCGCTTACGTGGTGCTTTCCGCTTCTTGGCGCTGAACATCCTATGATCTCAGTAGCGGGCCACGTTTTACAGCCGCCTCTTCTGCGCCATGAAGATATGAGCCATTAGGGCCGGAGTATTTGAACTTCCAATGATCACCGACCCAAACAACATCTTCCTTGATTGCCTTGGCGTTGTTCTGATAATAGCCAACGGCAATGTGATCTGAGTACACGCCCATAACTAGACCGCTGACGATGTTTCCTGAGCGTGGATCGCCAATAGCGATCCATTCGCCTTCTTTTACTGATGGACGATTATCCATGATGGTTCCTGTAGTCACCCCTAACGCCCCGCTCGCCAGCCCGAAGGGTCCGGTGCAGCGGACGGTTAGGCTTTGATTTCAACTGTAAATAGGTGAATCATGAAAAACCACGACGTAGTAAAAATTGTCGAAGAAGCCCTCAGTGATCTTTATGTTGTTCGTATCGGAGAGGTATCACCCGTAGAATTAAAGCGGGGTGATCATCCTGGAATTCCAGAAGGTAAGTACCGAATAGTAATTGTCAGCGTGGCTGTTCCTGACAAAGACTAGCCGATTTGCTCTACATCTACAGTGTCGCCTTTTCCCGTATTTGTCATCTTGAAGCCAATCCCAGATTTATTGACAACAGCGTGATGAGATATGGCTATCCAAGTGGCGATCTTATAGGTGTAGATGCCGACAACCTTCCACTTAGAATTGTCGGAGAGTGTCACGATGTTGTTGAAGCTGTCGACACTTTGGATTCTTTGTTCTTTCCCAGCGTTGAAGTACATGATGCTCTCCTTCAGATTTATGCCTAACGTACCGCTAACCGGCGCGACGAAGGAGCGTCCGAGTTAGCGGATTGTTAGGCCATTGTGCGAAAAATACTTGACGTTCCCGGAAGCGGTGAAGGATTACGCGGATGCGCTGGTGTCTGGAAACCGCCCGGATTGAGAGGGCGCAAAGGCAGACGCGGATGGAGTTTGACGAAGTAGCCTCGCTATGTCTTGAATCCTCAATTAAACGTGGGCCACGCCCACCCTTGGAGAAGTGTACCCATTGACATCCTCCCCGCCCTAAAGGACGGAGTCTCTCGCGGAGAATCCAGATGACCGACATTAACACCGCAAAAACCCTACCCTTTGAACCGGAGCAAGACGCCGAACTGGACGCCATGGACGAGGGCGAAAACGAAGTAGCCGCGCCCGCTGAATCAGAAGCGCCGGCGAAGGAGCCTGAACCGGAGCCGGAAGCGCCCGCCGAACCGGAGCCGAAAGCTGAACCGGTTGAAGCCAAGCGCGATCGGGGCTATCAGGCCGACGCGAACACTCTAAGCGCGGCGCAGGCCAAGCTAACCGAGATTGACGCGGCCCTCGATGCGCTGGCGGATAAGTACGAGGCCGGCGAGTTGTCCTTCAAGGACTATCGCCGGGCGGAACGTGACCTGTCCGCGCAACAGAATGCGCTACGGACCGAGTCGGTCAAGGCCGAGGTCTATGCCGATATGCAGCGCCAGCAGTCGCTGCGGGAGTGGAACGGCGCGGTCGAGGCGTTCCGGGCCGACCCGGCTAATCAGGCGTTTGAATCGCCGGCGATCATCCCGCTGATGAAGAGTCAGTTGGACGCGCTATGGCAGGAGCCAGGCATCGCGGAGAAGTCACACCGCTGGGTGCTGGATGAAGCCAAGCGGCGGGTGCAAACTCAGTTGCGGGCAGTTCTGGGCGTGGCGGAAGCCAAGCCAGAAGCCAAGCCGGTAACGCCCCGTCCATCGGCAGCGGCGGTAACAATTCCGCCGACTCTAGGGCGAACGCCAGCGGCACTGCCGAACGGGGCGGGCGGAGAGTTTGCGGCTCTGGATAGTTTGAACGGGATTGCGCTGGAAGATGCGTTGGCCCGGATGAAGCCGGAGCAACGCGACCGGTGGCTGGATTCTTAATTTCACAGGTGGGTTTTTATCGAGCGTCGAGAGACGCACAGGAGTAAATCATGGCTCGTACGATTGTGGGATTGAACGATCCCAAAGCCGTTAAGAAGTTTTCCGCGATTCTCGCCAATGACGTGGCGCGGGATTCGTATTTTCAGTCCCGCTTTATGGGGCGCGGGGAAAGCGCCAGCGCCCCGATTCAAATGCTCTCTGACCTGGAAGCCGACGCCGGCGATCAGATTTCCTATGATCTGTCGGTCCAGTTGAAGATGGCACCGATTGAGGGGGACGACATCCTGGAAGGCAACGAGGAGCCGTTGAAGTTTTACACCGATACGGTCTACGTCGATCAGGTCCGGTCTGGCGTCAACACCGGTGGACGGATGACCCGCAAGCGCACCTTGCACGATATGCGCAAGATTGCGCGCCGCCGGCAGGGCGAATGGTGGCAGCGGTTCTTCGATGAGTGCTTCTTCATCTACCTATCGGGCGCTCGCGGCGTCAATACCGAGTTCGTCACCCCGGTGGGTTGGACGGGTCGGGCCAACAACAGTCTGAGTGCGCCGGACAGCAGTCATATTGCCTATGCCGGGGCGGCGACCAGCAAGGGCACCATCACCAGCAGCACCAAACTGAGCCTGTCGGATGTCGATAAGCTGATCGCCAAGGCCAAGATGATGGGCGGCGGCAGTGTCGAATTGCCCCGAATTCAGCCGATCAAGATCGACGGCGAAAATCATTTTGTGCTGGTCATGTCGCCCTATCAGGAATACGACGTGCGCACCAGCAGCACGACCGGGCAATGGCTGGATATTCAGAAAGCCGCCACGACCGCGATTGGCAAGGACAGCCCGATTTTCAAAGGTGGGCTTGGCCTGTACAACAACGTGGTGCTGCATGTCCATGACGCCATTATCCGGTTCAGCGATTACGGATCAGGCAACAACCTACCGGCCAATCGGGCGCTGTTCCTGGGGGCGCAAGCGGCGGTCTGTGCGTTTGGCACACCCGGCGGCAACGGCTCCGGGCTGCGCTTTGACTGGCGCGAGGATGAAGACGACCGGGGTAATCAGGTCATCATCAGCACCAGCAGCATCTTCGGGATCAAGAAGACCACCTACAACTCGCTGGACTTTGGCGTCATTGCTGTTGACACCTACGCGATTGCCCCGTAATCGAACCCGGACTCAGGACACAACATCATGGCTACTGCTTACGCTTCTCCTCAAGTCGCCGCTAACTGGCCGTCGATCAACGCCTTTGAAGGCGGTGGCAGTCTCCCCGCTCTCGGCGCGTTCCCCATCCGCTCTGGTTCGGCGTTTGTCATCAATGACACTGTTGATCTGGTGAAACTGCCGGCGCAAGCGGTTTTGACGGATTACATCATCGAACTGCCGGCGCTGGATTCCAGTACGGGCGTGGTCTGGAGCCTGCTGACCACCGATTCCAGCCCGGTAACGCTAGAGTCTGGACAGACCTCGGGGCGGTCGGGCGCCGGGGCGTTGGTGCGGATGAGCACCGTGACCGGTCCGCAGCGGGCGGTGATCAATACCGACGTGAATATCCGCTTCAAGATCACCACGGCGGCGACCGGGACGGCGGCGACCACCGGGACGCTGGCGATCACGATCTTCTATCGCCCGCCGCAGCGCAACGAACACGTGGGCTAATCGCCATGTGGATTGAATGCATCCTCAAGCACCCTGGCGGTTGTCGGGCGGAAATCGGCGGCGTGGAGTACCACTTTGCGCCGCAGCCGGATGGTCGGGACTTGTGTTGGGTGGACAACCCGGCTCATGCTGCCCGGTTTCTGGAGCTAGCGGAAGGCTATCGGGAGCCGGTGAGACCTACCCGATCCGAACCGGATCCGGAACCCGAACCGGATCCGGAACCTGAACCTGAACCGGATCCGGATCCGGATCCGGAACCCGCTCCCCCTCCCCCTCCCCCTAGCCGCAAGCGGCAGGCCGGTTGATGACGCTGCTCGACCTTATCGCCGCCCTGCGCCTTCGTCTGGATGACCAGGGCGGTAGTACCGGCACGATTCCGACCGGCTTTGCCTATTACTGGGAGTCGGATGATTCCGGCTGTTTATGGAAAAACGCGGAATTGACCGAGGCGCTGAATCAGGCGCAGGTCGATTTCTGCCAGCGTAATCCGATCATGGACCCGACGCCGACCATCACGCTGGTGGCCGGGACGGCGAGCTACGACACGCCGGAATCGGCGCTGACGGTGGAGCGGGTGTTGCTGGCGTCCACCGGGGCGGCGCTGCAAAAAATCTCCCATGAAGAATTTGATGACGGGCGTTATCCGCTGGCCGGGACGCCACGCTGGTATTACGAAGATACGACCCAGACACAACTGATCGTCGTGCCGACGCCCCTGGTGGTGGATACGCTGCGCCTGACTATTCAGCGGTTGCCGAAGGTGGCGTTGACCTGGGCGCTGCGGGCCAGCGCCAGCCCGGAAATTGATGCGGTCAACCATCCCGATTTGTTGGATTACGCGGAATATCTATGTTTCCTCAAGCGGGATGCGGACACCGATAATCTAAATCGGGCCATGCTGGCGCTGTCGCGATTTGATGCGCGAGTCGGCGACCGACCCAGCGCCAAGCTATGGGATTTTCAGCGCCGCGTCGCCAATAAGCGCACCCGCAGCCGGGCGCAATTCATGTAGTCGTTGCACGAACCGGGATCGTCGTGAGGACGATCCGATGGAGAAAGAACATGGCGGATGATGATCTGAGACTGAAAAGCGCCTCCCTGATACCGCCGCCGGGGAGTTTTGGATCGGCAACGCCAGGGATCAACCCGGATGTTCAGGCTACATTGGATCGGCAAAAGCAACGGGCCGACTATCAAGCGCTCGCCGCTAAACTACCGAATTCGCCGCCGATGCCAGCCGGGTTGGCCGGACCGGCTCCTCTGAGTTCGCCGGCAGCGTCCACCAAAGCGCCAGGCGCGGGCTTCCAGGTCCCTGACTTTTCTCATCGCGCATCAACGCCTAATCCATTAGGTTTTCTGGATGGCGCGGCGACCCCGCCGTCCCCGCTGGTTGAGTACGGGCCACCCCAGACGCCGCTACCTGCCGGGATGCGCCAATCATCGGCCTTGCCCGATACCGACATCTTCCGCCAGACCAACAGCAACACCACACAATACGCGCCGCTAGGCGCTCAGGCGATGGGCGGCGGGTTGGGTTCAGCGATGTTTCAGGGCAAACCCAAGGGCGGCGGATTCTTGGGGTACGTGGGGACCGGGGAAACCAAGGATATGAATCAAGCCGACGCGACGGCTTATAACGTCGCCCGACTCAACAGCCAGGCCGACGCGCTGCGCTCGCTGCGGGAAGCGCGTAATCCGGGCATCACGACCGGAACCGGCGCGTTTGCGCCCGCCGCACCTTCCCCCATCGACCCGTTCAGCCGTCCGACTGACGGTAACGGCGATGCGGAGAAGCGTTACCAGGAATATCAAGGGCTACTGCGGGAAGCGGGGACGGGCCGAGGACTGACCGCGCATCAGCGCCAGGCGATGGTGCAATCCGCGCAAGGGTTGATGATGCCGGGGATGGAGAGCGCCAAGCTGGCTCAGGAAGGTCAGCAGTCGGCTAATAGCCTGGCCGCTCAGCAGATGCAGACCCAAACCGCCTCGGCGGATCGCCGGTTTGGGGAGAATCTGACCTCACAGGATCGGCGCTACGCTACCGATGCGACACTAGCCGGACATCAATTAACCGCCCAGCAACAGGCGCGACAGAACGCCCTGGAACAGCAGAAAATGGCGCTGAATCAGGGCCAGACCGCCGCCGAATTGGGTTTGAAGCAGGATGATTTTGCGTTACGGGCCTGGCAAGCCGGGCAAGGACCGCAAGCGGTAAAAACCGCGCAAGAGGCAATGGATGCTCAGCAAGCAGCGGCGTTGCGTCAAAAAATCATGGCTATGCCGCCGGGCAAGGAGCGCGATGACGCCGCGACGCTTTATGCCCAACTCTTGGGCGGCAAGTTCAACCCCTACGCCATGCTCACCGCGCCTGCCGCGCAGTAAAGGACTGTCATCATGGCTAACTGGTGGGATTCGCCTGCATCGCCAACTACCGCGCCCGTTGCGCCTAATCCAGTGACGCCCGCGCCCGATAACAATCTGCTGACCTATTATCAGCGCCAGATGGCAGTCCGTCCGAAATGGACGCCGCCGGATGCGCCCTATTCGCTGTCCGCGCCGTCGTTGGCGCTGTCCGCGCCTCCCGATACCCAAGCGCCGACTGCGCCGGAAGATAAAGCGCCGGAAGCGCCGGGCGTACTGGGGTCAACCTGGAATGCGCTCAAAGGCGCGGGCGTCGAAGCCCTCAAGACCACGCAGAGTATCGGCCCGGCGCTCTATGGTCTGGCCGATACCGCTACGGGCGGCTATTTGGATATAGGCCGGCGGCGGTTGCAGGCGGGGATTCAGAATGCGCTGGGTGATGACACCCGCTGGCAGGATATTGACCCGATAGCGGTCAGCCAGCAACGCACCGGCGCGATGCAGGACGAACTCAAGCCGGATCAGTATCGGCAATGGGAGCAGGATGTTGCACAGCAGCAGGGCGCATGGGACAAAACCAAGGCGACGCTGAGTCATCCGGGTATGCTGGTCGGCAAAGTGGCGGGATTGGCTCCCTATCTGTTAGGCGGGGAAGCGGCGGCGGCGGCCAACGTCGGCAAGGCCGGCATGGCGGCGGGCTTCGGCGCGTTGATGGGCGGGCAATCATCGCTTGATGCGCAAGCGCGGGTCTACGACAAGCCGATTGAGGAACTCCAGAAACTACCCGACTATCGCCCGGATCAATCGGAAGCTGATAACCGGGCGCGGCTGGCGCAACAGGCGGCCCGGCCAGCGGCGGCGTTAGGCGCGGCAGCCGGCGTCATTCCGGGCGCGATTGCCGGTAAGGCGCTGCATGGGCCAGTGACGGCGCTGCTGGGCGGCGCGGAGAAGGTAGCGGCCAGCTTGCCCCGGACGATGGCGCAAGGCGTACTGCAACAAGCCCCAGAGTTCGCGGCGATGAACGCCGGGACCACGTTGGCCGGCAATGTCGGGCTGCGAGCGGTGGACCCGAATCAGCCGTTAATGGAGAACGTGCCTGAGACGGTGGCCGAGGGGCTGCTGGTGGGCGGGCTATCCGGAATGGCCGTTCATCCGGTGATGAGTCGCTATCAGGGCAACAAGGGCGCGAAAGCCTATACCGCCGTGCTGGATCAGGTGCATGAGAATCGGGCGGCGGTGCCGGATACCGACCTCGCCAAGTACGTCGCCAATGGGCAGGAACTGCTGAGCAAGACCCCGATGGGCCGGACGCCTCGCGCTGATTTGCTGGATGCCGTGACCCGGACGCAGCAGATCATCGTAGACCGGCAAGCGGCGGCCCTGGCGCAACGGGAAGCGGCCATTGCTGATTACGTCAAGCAGCAATCGCCGCCCATTCCGCCGGAAGCCACGCTGGACCCGACCGCCGATCCGTATGGCGCGATGATTCAGGAAGCGGCGCAACGCGATGATCTGTGGAACGAGCAACGCGAATCGCTCAAGCGCAATGTGGCGCACCTGGAGCAGTTAAAGCAACTGCGGGTGGAGCAGGACCAGCGGGCGCAAGAATCGGCCCGGCTGGAAGCGGCGCGACAAGCGGGCGAGGCGCAGCGCCAGGCCACCACGCCGACGATTCCAGAAGGCTATGATCCGACGCTGGATACCGTAGGCCGGCTTCCAACTTCGACCTTGCCGCCGGGCTATGACCCGAACCCGAGCGCTTCGATGGGCGCACTGGGTCAGTTGGGACCAACCCGATTGGGCGCGAGTCGGGGCGTTTCCGCCGCCATCCGCGCCCGCCCGCGCATTGAGCGACGGACTGCCGATTCAGGCGCGGCGCCGCCGGGCCGAGCAACAGCAACAGGCGGAACGGGCGCGACGCAAGGCACAGGAACAGCAGCGGCAAGCCTTTATGCAAGAGGCCGCGCAAGGACCACTCGGCGGATTGTTGGGGTTGCGACCACCGGATGCCGTGGACCCCGGCAAGACCCGCTTGCCGCAACCGACATTGTTGGGCGATACCGCTCTACCCACGCCGCCGGCGTTGATTCTGCCGGAATCAGCTCGATCAATGGATGCCGCTGAAGCTCGATTCGGCGAGATTCTGGCGATCCCTGAACGGCAACGCACCGCCAATGAGCGGGCGTTTGTTGAGGCGTATCGCAGTCAGGGGCTAAACCGGCAGCCGTCTGGTAATCTGATTCTGCCGGAAGAACGTCAAGCAAATATTGAGGGGCGACAACAGCCGTCCGGGGATGTGTTACTCAAGCGGCTGTTGGGCGATGCGTCCGCGCCGGTCAAGCCGCCCGTTCGTGAAGTCACACCCCAAACGCCCGATGAACTCTTGAATCGTCCGGCCCGCATTCAACCCCGTGAAGGAAATCCCAATGCCGTCCAAAGCGAAAATTCCGCCCGTCCCG